TTATTATCTGCGCTGGACAAATCGAGAAAAGACATATTGATTGTAGTACCAACTACTTCTTTGGTAGAACAAATGTATAATGATTTTAAATCTTACGGATATGACGTTGATAAGCGCTGTCACAGAATTTATTCTGGTAAAGATAAGAATACTTTTAAGAGAGTTATCATAAGTACTTGGCAGTCGATATATAAATTTCCAAAAGAATGGTTTGAAAGATTTGGTACTGTTTTTGGAGATGAATGCCATGGATTTAAATCAAAATCTTTAACAAGTATTATGAACAAATGTACCGAAGCAGAATACAGATTTGGTACTACTGGAACATTAGATGGAGCATTAACGCATGAACTAGTCTTGCAAGGGCTTTTCGGTAAAATTTATAGAGTCACGAGTACACGAGCATTACAAGATAATGACACACTCGCTAAGTTATCAATACGAAGAATAGTACTAGAGCACGACGAAAAAACGAGAAAAACATTTGGAAAGCAAAAGTATCAAGATGAAATACAGTACATAGTAGCTCATAAGAAAAGAAATACGTTTATAACTAATCTTTCTTTAGACTTACAAGGTAATACACTAGTGTTATATAATTATGTCGACAAACATGGTAAACCACTGTACGACATGATTAAAAATAAAGTAAGTGAAAGCCGCAAGATTTTTTTCGTATCAGGTAATACTCCAGCTACAGATAGAGAAGCCATAAGAGCTATAGTAGAAAAACAAAAAGACTCTATTACAGTTGCGTCACTAGGTACATTTAGTACTGGTATAAATATTAGGAACCTACATAATATAGTATTTGCATCTCCATCTAAATCACAGATAAGAGTATTGCAAAGTATAGGAAGAGGTTTACGAAAAACAGATGATGGAAGAGATACTATGTTATACGATATCATTGATGACTTAAGTTGGAAGTCAAGAAAAAATTATGGAATACTACATGCAGATGAAAGATTACGAATTTATGGAAGAGAAAAATTTAATCATAAAACATACAAAGTACAGCTATGACAATAAAACATTTTAAACTTACAAATAACGACGAGATAGTATGTGAAGTACTAGAGTGGGACACTGGCGACGACATTACTGATATCGTAGTTAGCAAAGCTCTTCGAGTAGTAGCGCTCGAAGATTTTTACAGAGGCTTTAAGTTCTTTTGTTTTAGACCATGGTTAAGTTTTCAGGACGATCCATCATCTTTACAAACCATAAACTCTTCTCATATAGTAGTATCGAGTAATCCGACACCAGATATTTTAAAACACTATAAAGCTTGCTTGAGAGCGATCGCTCATGAATTAAATAATAAAGGAAAGTCTAAGTCAAGAACAACTTATGCTAACTTAGACGAAATAAATGATGCTATCAGAGATATGACAGACGACGAGATGGACTTATTTTTAGAGAAAAAGTATGGCATGAAGCCAGAAAAGCCGACAAATCCGACGTCTAATGATTCTGATTTAGGAGATAACATTCTACAGTTTAGACCAAAAGGTGATAAGACGATACATTAAAGGGTATACTCCTTCCCCTCAAACTACTCTTATATTCTATCATACTTTTGGGAATTTGTAAACAAGTTTTTTCACAACTAAGAGACAAAAAAATATATTTACAAATGTGTTTTTTTGTTGTATAATAGATTATGAAAGGTGATAAAATGGCACGTAAAAAAAGTATTCATTATGTGAATAACTCTGACTTTTCTACTGCAGTAGTAAGTTATGTAGAAAAAGTAGAAGAAGCACGTAAAAATGAAACAACCATACCAAAAGTTCCAGACTATATAGCAACATGTTTTTTAAGAATAGCTGAAGGTCTGTCACACAAAGCAAATTTTATAAGATATACTTATCGAGAAGAGATGGTAATGGATGCCGTTGAAAACTGCTTAAAAGCAATAGGTAACTATAACTTAGAAGCAGCAACGAGAACAGGCAAACCAAATGCTTTCGCATACTTTACACAGATAACTTGGTACGCATTCTTAAGAAGAATAACAAAAGAAAAGAAACAACAAGAAATAAAACTTAAGTATCTTACTAAGGCAGGAGTAGAAAATTTTGTCGACAACGAGCTTGAAGGAGGCGGAGTTGGTGAACAAGTATCTTCTCATTTTGTTGATACGCTAAGAGATAGAATAGAGAGAGTTCGAAGCTCAGATCAAGAGATAAAAGAGTTTGTAAAAACTGAAAAGAAAAGAAGAAGAACAAAAACTGCAGACTCAGATTTAAGTGAGTTTATGCAATGAAGATAGCCGTACTAAATGATACGCATTGCGGCATACGTAATTCATCTGAAGTCTTTTTAGATAATGCAGAAAAATTTTACAATGAAGTTTTTTTTCCAGAATGCGAGAAGCAAGATATAAAACAGATATTGCATCTTGGAGATTATTACGATCATCGTAAGTTTGTTAACTTTAAAGCGTTAAATCATAATCGTAGAGTATTTCTCGATCAGTTACGAAAGCGTGGAATGTCAATGGATATTATCCCTGGCAACCATGACACTTACTATAAGAACACTAACGAATTAAATTCATTAAAAGAATGCTTAGGCCATTACATGAACGAAGTCAATATAGTAATGGAACCAAAAGTTATGAAGTATGGTTCTTTAAATGTTGGACTTGTACCTTGGATCTGTAACGATAATTATGAGCAATGCATGAATTTTATTAGAGATTGTAAAGCAGATTGGATAGGTGCTCACCTTGAACTTAAAGGATTTGAGATGATGCGAGGACTAACTAATACACATGGTATGAGTCCTGATATATTTAAAAGATTTGAATTGGTTCTCACCGGTCATTATCATGTCGGATCTAAAAAAGATAATATATGGTACTTAGGAAGTCAAATGGAGTTCTTCTGGTCAGATGCGCACGATCCAAAGTTCTTTCATATAATAGATACAGAAACTAGACAAATTGAAAAGATAAGAAATAATAACACTTTGTTTGAAAAAGTTGTTTACAATGATGAAGAAATAGATTATAATAGTTATAATAAAGATTTATCTAAAAAATTCGTTAAGGTCGTAGTAGCAAATAAGACAGATCCGTTTACCTTTGATAGATTTATCGATAACATACAGAACCAAGACATATATGAATTAAAGATTGCAGAAAACTTTAATGAATTTGTTGGCGCTAACGTTGATGATGAAGATATGAACTTCGAAGATACTACAGAAATAGTAGACACTTATATTGACGCGGTCGATACAGACTTGGATAAAGATAAAATTAAAGTTCAGATGCGTGAACTTATGACTGAGGCACAAACTCTAGAGATAGCATGATTATATTTAAAAGTATTAAGTACAAGAACTTCTTGTCGTCTGGAAACAGTTTCACTGAAATTAATTTAAATAAAAATAAGTCTACCTTAGTAGTAGGCCATAATGGTGCAGGTAAGTCTACCATGCTCGATGCATTATCATTTGCATTATTTGGTAAACCACACCGTAAGATTATGAAGAGTCAACTCGTCAACTCGATCAATCAAAAGCAATGCGTAGTTGAAGTTGAATTTTATATAGGTAAAGCTTATTTTAAGATTATAAGAGGAATAAAGCCGACCATATTTGAGATATGGAAAGATGGCACTATGATTAATCAGTCATCTCACGCTAATGAATACCAGAAGATACTCGAACAAAACATCCTGAAACTCAACCATAAGAGTTTCCATCAGGTTGTTGTACTAGGTAGCTCTTCGTTTATACCATTTATGCAACTCAATGCTGGACATCGTAGGGATGTTATCGAAGATCTTCTGGACATTAATATCTTTTCTAAGATGAATGTTATATTAAGAGAAAAGAATTCAGTATTGAAAGATAAGCTTTCAACCATCAATAAAGATATTGAGATAAACAATACTAAGATAGATCAACAAACAAAATATATCAGAGATATCGCAGCTTTAACTGAAGAAAATAAAAAGAAATATCAAAAGCAAGTTAAATCAGCAGAAGAAAAGATACTTAAGTTACAAAACGAAAACTCAGATCTTTCAAAAGAGCTTGAGAATAACGATACCGACAACGAGTATAAGAAGTTACAGAGTAAGAAGAACAATATAATATCTCAAACAGCAGAGATAAAACAGCAAATGAAGACTGTAGCAAAAAGAGGTATGTTCTTAGAAAAAAATGATACATGTCCTACGTGCGAACAAGACATAACTAATAAAGACATGTTGATTACTAGAGTTAAAAATGAAGCTTATCAGTTGCAGTCGAATCTTAACATGATAACAAATACTGAAAATCAACTACAAAATGAAATAAATGACTTAGAACAAGTCATGAATAGCATTAGAGAAAAAACAAGTACAATAAATGCTAATAATAGAGAGATAACTTCTTTAAATCAAAGTAATGCAGATCTTAAAAAGTATTTGGAAGAAGAAGTTACAGCTGATCTTTCTCAGGCTAGAGTTGATTTAGATAATATGAAGTCTTTGAAAGAAGATATGTTTGAGAATAAGTTAAAGGTTAACGAGCAGTTTGGTTATAATAATGTTATAGCTGAAATGTTAAAAGATACTGGTATTAAGACTAAGATTATTAAACAATATTTACCAGCTATAAACAAGCTAGTTAATCAGTATCTACAAGTACTAGATTTCTTTGTACACTTTAATTTAGATGAGAACTTTAACGAAACAATTAGATCGAGACACAGAGATGATTTTACATATGATTCTTTTAGTGAAGGCGAAAAACAAAGAATAGATTTATCATTGTTATTTACTTGGAGACAGATAGCAAAGATGAAAAACTCAGTAGCTACGAATCTACTGATATTAGATGAGACTTTTGATTCTTCTTTAGACCATGATGGAATTGAAAACTTATTAAAGATATTATATACTTTAGACGCAGATACTAATACTTTTATAATAT